CTAACTGGAGTTACATCCATATTTGCACAAGATCTTATCCAAATTGATGATGAGATTATGATTGTTGTTGCTGTTGGTGTTGGTGGCGCAAACAATGTTGTTGTAAGAAGAGAACAGTTGGGAACAACTCTTGCTTCTCATGGCATTGGCGCTCTTGTAACAAAACTTGGTGGCAACTATAATATCGTTGACAATACTCTTCACTTCACAAGTGCACCATATGGTAATACACCAGTTGGCGTAGCTGCAACTGTTGATCCTGATGGTGTTGATTGGTCTGGCATTACAACCAGTTCTACTTTCCAGGGTAGAATGTTTATGAGATCTGGTGTCAAGGGTTCTTCTGATGAGACTTATTCCAAGAACTATATCTTTGATGACATCACAAATCAATTTACAGGCATTCAAAGCACCTTTACACTGACATCTAGTGGAAGCACTGTTACAGGAATTGCAACAGACAATGCTGTAATTCTGATCAATGGCATCTTCCAGAGTCCACAAGGTGTTCAACCTATCAATCTTCAACAGGGTGATTATACACTTGAGGAGAGTGGAATTACAACTATCAGGTTCACTGGAAATGGTGACGATCCTTATGGTTATGATCCAAACAGATCAGACCTTCCTCAAGGTGGTCGTATGGTCACAATTGGTAGTACTGAAGGATTTGGTTATCAACCTTTGATTTCTGCAGGAGCAACAGCAACTGTCTCTGTTGCTGGAACTATTCAAACAATTAGTATTGGTAACAGTGGTTCTGGTTATAGAGCAGGAATTCAGACTGTAGTCAATGTTGGAGTTCAGACTTATAGTGATGGTGTTCCTAACATTGAATTCATCGGCACTGCTGCAATTAGTGGTGGCAATATTGTAAGCGTTGCTATCACCAATCCTGGAGCAGGATATACCAGCACCAATCCACCACTGGTCGTATTTGATGATCCACTTCCTTATTCAAATGTTCCTCTGGTTTATAGTTCTGAGTCCCCTGTAGGTGCTGGTGAAAGTGGCACTGTAGACATTACAGTTGGTCAGGGTTCTAGTGTAATCAACTTCTCAATCGTTGATTATGGTTTCAACTACAAACCAGGTGATATTCTGACAGTCAATGTCGGTGGAGCATCAGGCATTCCAACTGATACTACTAAGACATTTGATGAATTCCAAATTACAGTTGAAGAGTCATTCTCAGACCAATTCAATGGTTGGGCAATTGGTCAACTTCAAGTTCTTGACAGCATTGCTGATCAATTTGATGGAACACAAACCACCTTTGCTCTGAAGTTGGAGGGTGAACCATTCTCTGCAACAACTGATGCAGGATCTCCAATCATTCTTGAAGATACTCTGCTTGTCTTTATCAATGACATTCTGCAGAATCCAATTACTTCTTATGACTTTAATGGTGGCAGTAAGATTAGATTTGGAACTGCACCAAAAGCAGGTGATAGTTCTAAGATCTTCTTCTACAAAGGAACTGGTGATGTTGACGTTGTATTTGTAGATATTCTTGAAACCATCAAGGTTGGCGACACCCTTGATATCGACAACAATCCTGCAAAGGGTCAGGGAATTGCACTTGATCAAGATCCAAGAACTATAGTTGGCATCAATACTGTTGATAGCGTCAACACCAACCCATATTCTGGTCCTGGAGTTACAACTGACAGATCTCTGTTCAGACCCGTAACCTGGTGTAAGCAACTCACAGATAAGATTATTAATGGACAGAAGATTGGCAAGGATAGAATAGAATATGAACCTAACATTTATCCTGCTTCCTATATCCTTAAAAATGTTGGCGTTACTACACAAACATTATTTGTTGATAGTGTAAGACCACTATTCAATAGTAATAATGAAACCAACTTCAGAGATTTCCAGAATGCAATTACCATTACATCACAAGATACAGTAATCTCTGCTGCAGCAACAGCAGTTGTCTCTGCTGCTGGAACAATTTCTTCACTGGTAGTTGGCACTGCTGGTGCTGGTTACACTGCAACACCTACAGTATCAATTGCTGATCCTGTAGGAGGCGCTGTTACTGCAACTGCGACTGCAACTATCAGCAATGGTTCTGTTACGTCACTGACCGTTACTGGCGCAGGTGCTGGTTATACAAGCACAAATGCTCCTGTTGTTCTTATTGAAACACCAAGTGTAGTTGTTGAAGACATTGACGTTACTTCATATGTTGGCGATTATGGAGTGATCGTTGGTGTTGGAACCACAGTCGCTGCTTCACAAAATCAATTCTACTTTGATACATTCATCTCTCTTGATTCCTTCATGAGAGACGCTAATGTCGTAGGAACTGCTGTTACAGTTAGTGGCATCTCAACTGCCAACTATCTGACAATATTTAATACTAATATTAGCATTGGTAGCACATTTGCGTCAGAGGATGAGAGTGGAGCATCTATTGGTATTGGAACAACCTTCTTGGATTGTGTATATAAAGTTGATAGTTTTGAGGATAATGACATCTTCATTAGTGCAGGATCCACCATTGGATTCACAACTACTTGCAGAAGAGTATTTGTTAATGTAGATACTGTTGGAAGTGGAATTGGTTACACAAATCTTCCTGATATGGGTGACTTTAGTTGGGGCATTATTAATCTTCAAAGAAGATCAGATGCTCAAGAATTCAACTTCTATGGTGATAATGGTTACACTGGCATTTCAACCTCTGCTCTTGTAACTAGAAGTGCTTCCTTGAAGTTTAAGAATTATACATCTTAACTACTAAATACTAAAAAGTCTTGACAGGAAATGGCAAAACAGTTAGTTGGTATCGGCACCACTATTAATGATGGCACGGGCGATAGTCTGCGTGTAGGTGCTGATAAAATCAACGACAATTTTAATGAAATTTATAATGTAGTAGGTAATGGAACCACGACTTTTGTTGGCATTGTTTCTCAGATTACTGCAGGAACAAATGTAAGTGTTTCAACCGCTTTTGGTTCCGTTGAGGTTGGTGTTTCAACAACTCCAAGTTTTACTTCAATCGTGGTCGGTTCGGCAGTAACAGGCAACTCTAGTGGAGTCAATGTTACTGGTGTAGTCACTGCTACTGGTGGTTTTGTAAGTGTAGGAAATACTACTCCTATTCAAATTACTCTTTCGGGAAGTGTCTTGACATTTACTGCAAGTGGGATTGGGTCAACCAGCTTTACATTATCCTAATAAATAAAGAAAATTCTGTTTACAAATGGCAGCGATAATTACTGACCAACTTCGTATTTTGAATGCAAAGAATTTTGTCGCTGGGGTTCAATCCAGTTCAAATTCTTATTACACATTCATTGGCATCCCTAATGCTTCTGATTATCAATCTGACTGGGACACAACTCCCCCTTCTCCTATTGATAACTTTGAGCAGATCAATAATACATATTGGGACGGAATGCTGGCGCTGAAGAAGATTGCGCCAAGTGATGTAAGTCAGGTTGTTAGAAAAGCAACTTGGGCATCAGGTGTGACTTATGATATGTGGAGGAATGATATTAGCAGAAACAACCCTTCACAACCATCGGGTGTTTTTAATATCTATGCTGCCAATTATTATGTAATGAACTCTGACTATAGAGTTTATGTTTGCCTCTTTAATAATGCTACCCCCGAAAACAATTATCAAGGTGGTCCTTCACTAGACGAACCTACCTTTACAGACTTGGAACCAAGATCTGCTGGTTCCAGTGGTGACGGTTATATCTGGAAGTATTTGTATACCATCAGTCCTTCACAGGCAATTAAGTTTGATTCAACAAACTATATTCCTGTTCCTTCCGATTGGAATACAAATGCCACCTATGCACCAGTTAGAAATAATGCTGCAGCAAGTGGTCAACTCAAGATTGTAACAATTAGAAATAGGGGTGTTGCACTTGGTGATCCAAATAAAACTTATACTGGAGTTCCTATTCTTGGCGATGGTGAAGGTGCTACAGCAACAGTTGTAGTTAACAATGATTCTCAAATAGAAACTGTTACGGTTTCTAAGGGTGGTTCAGGTTATACATTTGGAACTCTTGACCTTGTGGCAGGTGGAGTTCCTGCAGGAACTACTGCACCATCCTTTAATGTTATTATTCCACCTCCAGGTGGTCACGGTGCTGACATCTATAGGGAGTTAGGAGCATATAATGTTCTGACATACTCCAGATTTGAAAATGATACCGAGAATCCAGACTTTATTACTGGTAACCAGTTTGCTGCAGTTGGTCTTCTTGAAAATCCATTAGCATACAATTCAACCTCTAAATTGAGTTTGGATAAAGCAAGTGCTCTTTATGCACTTAAGTTGACTGGAACTGGTTATAGTTCTGCATCATTTACAGCAGACTCTGAAATCACACAAACTGTTGGTCTTGGATCTACTGCTGTTGGTAGAGTCGTCTCTTATGATCAGTTGACAGGTGTTCTGAAGTATTGGCAAGACTTCTCTCTTGCAGGTTTCAACACCGATGGGTCTGCAAATACAGATCCAGAATATGGTTTCAACTTGAATAGATTCACTGCAGATATTAACTCTGGAGGCAGTTTCACCATTCTTGGTGGAAGCACAAATCTGGCAATTCAAACCAGTTTCCAAGGTGTCTCCACGGTAATAAATAGTAGGACATATTACCTCGGTCAGACTTTTGTAGATGGTGTTTCTCAACCTGAGTCTGAGAAATACTCTGGAAACATGATTTACATTGACAATAGACCCTCTGTTACAAGGTCTTCAGCTCAGAAAGAAGACGTAAAAATTATCTTGCAGTTCTAAAAAATCATGCCACAGGAAACTAACCTCAACGTTGCTCCTTATTTTGACGACTTTGATCCACAGAGTAACTATTATAAGGTCCTCTTTAAGCCTGGATATCCTGTTCAGGCAAGAGAACTAACTACTCTTCAATCAATTCTTCAAAATCAAGTTGAGGATGTTGGTAATCACCTCTTTAAAGAGGGAGCACAGGTCATTCCTGGTGGCGTAACTTACCTGAATCCATTCTATGCCATTCAAATTGAGTCAGAATTCCTCGGAATTCCTGTTTCGGTCTATCTGGATCAGTTAGTTGGCAAAACAATTACTGGTGAAACCTCTGGAATCACCGC